CTCGATACAGATCACACGATCAGTTTTAGCGTTTTTGGGAACAACCGCCAATTTCGAGGATTCCCTGATTTTTATCTCGGGGACATTCTGCTTCCAGAGATCTGGAAAGCAAAATGCTCGAAAAGGCAGCAACCTGGATGTAACTTCTGGAACACGAAGTGAATACTTTTTGCCCTGAGTTACAACCCCGGTGACCGAAGTAGTAGCGCCCGGACCAAACCTCATATTTTGTTCGCACAGCTCGAGATCTTTACGAGTTGGAAACGGACCGAGAATCTTCTGGATAAGAGCCTGTGACTCAAAGAGCACAGAACAGATATCCGGATCCACAGAATGCGGATCCTTATAGAAATCCTCAATACGAGAGTTGGACTGTTTGCATACAGCTTCGGCGGCAAGGAACTTACCTATCGCAACGCCTTTACGATCCACTTGGAGAGGGAGCCGCGGATTCTTAGATAGGCATGACGTAACGAAGTAATCACGTGAGAAACTCACGTGGTCATCATAGTTACGCCAGTCTATCGAAAGATTAACCAGCTGCTCCCACTCCTCGTACTGAATCAAAAGGGCAACGGTAAGCGAGCGTGGAGTGTCGAACGACTTGCAGATAGTCTCGACAACACGCAGTTCTAGAGTTAACACCCTAGATTCATGGTTAGCACTCATGAATTATCCTAACGGTGAGAAGGTCGAAGACCCGGTTAATACATCGGGTCCAGGTCCTTGATCACCGCACGGACAGCTGCGGCGTCGAGAGCATTGGCAACGTAAGCGGCCAAATCGGCACGCTCAGCACTGGTCATCACGTCCGGGATTACGAAGTAACCCTGGAAGCGGCCAGTGTAAGCGACCGTCGACACACCGTTCACAGTCGAGAGAACCGGATAAGTCAGGTTCACATCGACACGATTGGTAGCCCGCTTGCCAGAGGCAGCGGAGTAACCGATCGCCAAGCGCGTGAATCCGGCCGAAGCCGGAGCCGAACGCTCGGTGAAAACGCTCAGTTCCGAACCAACGCGTTCGGGGCTGAAGGTCTTTGCAACAGGAGTTGCGGCACCATTGTTAATGGTGAGGGGTGCAGTAATTTGCATTTAAAGTTCCAAGGAAAGGTGTCAGAATTTCAACTGACGGATTAGAGCGAGGGCATTAAGCATATGCTCGATGGACGCCCCGTTTTTAGGCCGGATAGTTCCGAGAGTTAAATTACCGTCCAGCGGAAACCGCTGAGAACGGGTATAAGACTCAAGGAAATTACCTGGTCTAGTAACGATAGACGATCCACCGGTTTTGCTAACGAGTAGGTTCACATGCCGTTCGAACCAGTATGACCGGGCGACTTGCAAGCCGTCGGTTCCGACGAGAGCCGAAAGGCCTTCGAGGAAGCCGCCGACAGGCAGCACCCAGTCTACTACGAACGAGTACGGTATGAGCTCCCACGCGACCTTCGCAGGGTTTGTAATCCCGACTTCCGATAACTGCTTGAGACCGGAGGCACTAATACGGTAACGAGCAACACCTTTCTGACGCAGCACGACCGAGGCCGATGCTGTGCCATATGATGTTGTGACGGGACCGGCGAACGACTCACTATCTCGAACTTTTACAAAATGGTCAGAGCCCTCAACAACGCGTTTATGCAAGGCTTCCGCCGAGCCATAAATATCATTAAAGAGGGGCCTGAAG